AGTTTTAGCATTACCAGCCGAAGCGTCTGCTGCATAACCTACCATATATTGATTTGGTATTACCATATACTCATTAGCACCTAATAGTTGTGTAATTCTTAAATCTTCTGTGTATTGGTCTATATTACTACTATCATTAAACTCGTTAATATGAAATTGTAGCTCAACGCCGACAGGACTATTGTTTTTAATAACAAGTAGCTTAGAACCTTTTAATGCACTAGCATTTGTTTTAGATAGTGTCGCCAGTTCTATAAACCCATCTGTATTGTCTACTTTGTTAATGTTTTGATATACTTCTGTATAATCGTTACTCATAGAGCATAGATAATCTTTGTCCTGCCCTGCTGTTACTGTTAAATTCGCTTCTAATTTTGCCATTTCTTCTCCTATGCTATATGATACTTGACTTGTACCTGAATATTAATATCGTCTGTGTTTGTTACATTTTCTACAAAACAAGCAATTACTTTACCACTTGTTACACTTGAACTTTGTATTGTCATATCTATTGATTTTAAAACATTTCTATCTACTGAAGTTGCTTGTCCATCTGCTAATACTGTACCATTAGATAAATTACCATCATTTGTTGTCCCATCTGCTACCATATCAAAACTATTTAAATGAACATTTATAGTAGTGTCTGTGTCTTGGTCTGTTGATACAAAAACTTTTACTGCATCTATTGTTATATTAAATGGAACATTAAATAACATATTTACAAGTTCGTCAGTTTGGTTTGTTTTATCTATTGAAGTATTAGGGTCTGTACCACTTCCACCTTGAACTTCTTGTGCTTGATTTGTTCCAAATTCAGCCATTCCGTGAACAGGAACAAAACTATGATACCCTGCTCCAAAAGGTATTAATCTATAAGCACTAAATGTTAATAACTGTGTAGTAGCACTTACTTGTGATGTTCCTACTTTGACTAATGAGTTAGAAGTATCTACTTGTAATATACTTTCATTACTTGAATTTTTAATTTGTAATGTTCCTGTAGTATTAGTATTTGGTTTTACTCTAAATTGACTATTACTAACTTGAATTGATGATGCAGTTCCCTCGCCATCTTCTATAGTAGAAATTGTACCTGTAACACCATTTGTTTCATCTGCTACTTTTAATAAACTTTTATATGTATTTGCTGGACTTTTACCTGCTAAACTTCCCATTATTTATCCTTTTTCTCTTTTGGCTTTTCCTGATCAGCAATCAAAGATTGTACCATTTCCATAGCACCTATTGTTTTTAGTAGTGCAACTTCTAGTTGATCTTTTTGTTTAGTTAATTGTTCTAGTTTTTCTTTTAGATCCATTTATGCTCCTATTTATCTAATGCAAACCAAGAAGTTCCATTACAATATAATGTTATACCACCTCTTGAAGATAACATAACATCACTACCACCACTTAAAAATATATCTTGATTTCCTGTGCCTTCATTATGTTCTATAATTATTCTTCCTAATCCTGAATCTACTTTTAATATGTATAAAATTTGTCCTTGAACACCACCTGTTAATCCTCCAAGTGTATCAGTACCACTTGGTGTACATTCTACTACTGTACAACCTGATACGTCTAAATCATCTGACGAATCAGTTAATGATATATGTTTATATGATACAGTACCTTCTACGTCAAGTGTAGTAGTAGGACTTGTGGTACCTATACCTACATTAGCAGAATCGTCAATAGTCATCGCTTGAGTTATAACACCATCACCTGTATCATTAGTTTTTACATAAAATTGTAATTCGCCTTTTGCTTGACTTCCTGTTCTTTTATATATAAGTGAAGCACCCACATCATCTGTTGCAGCACTTGTTAAAAAGGCTAAACCTGTACCTTCGTTAGTATCATTAGCAGGATTTCTTAACAGTAAATGATAATTTTCAGGCTCATCTGTATCTGCTAAAGCATTATTATTTGATTCTATATGCAAAGGAGCAATAGGACTAGTAGTACCTATACCTACATTACCTGTTCCTGTAATTCTCATTTTTTCAGCATTACTAGCGTGAAATACAACATCTGCAGCATCATTACTCCAAATGTTTTCTATTCTCATATTATTGCTACCATCTAATCCTATACCACCTGTTACTGCACCACCATCTTGTGCAAATAATACTTGTGGATTGTCTAATTCATTATCATTATCTGTATCGGCTTCAATTTTTAGTTGAACATCTCCACTACTAGATGCTAAATGTAATAATGTATCAGGACTTGTAGTACCTATACCTAGATTACCTGCTGTGGTAAGTGCCATTTTATCATTACCTGCAATTTGCCACTTATAACCAAATAATCCTGTACTGAATGTAGAATCCCAACCTACCCATTGTATATCATCATCAATAAAATATTTACTTCTAATATTATTAGTACCTTCTGCACTATATAGTATATATGCAATTTCTTCATCATTTGTTGTGCTTGATAATTGTATTGCTTTATCAGGATTTGTTACAAATGTAGCAGTAGCATCATCTCCAACGTGTAATAAATGGTTAGGACTTGTGTTACCTATACCTACATTACCATCGCCTTGTAATCTAATAGTTTCTGTAGTTCCATCTCCATCATAAATAGAAACAAAACCACTAGTTCCAGGAATTAATCTTATTTCATCTATAAAATTTGTTGGTGCTTGTCCAAGTGTAATTACATCATTTTCTTTGCTAATTAAATTTCTTAAATATCCACTTTCTGCTACATATATATTAAAATTTTCTTCTAAAACTAATGCTGCATCATCTTTAGTTTCATTTGTATTAACATAAGTTCCACCTTCAATATGAACTGCACCATTTACTTCTAATGTTGCATCAGGACTTGTAGTACCTATACCAACATTTTGATTAGAATCAAGAGTAAACCCTGTTGTTCCATCTGTTTGTAACTTAATAGTATCTGTAGTAAAATTAATTGCAGTATTATCATCATCATTATGATGTATAAATTGGTCTACACCTATATTTCCTGCTACATCTAATGTATAAGTAGGACTTGTAGTACCTATACCTACTCTATTGTTAGAACTATCTACTTTTAATGTGCTTGTATCTACTGTTAAATCACCTGATATATCAACATTAGCATTCATATCTACTGTTGTAGTATTTATCTCTATTTCATTAGCACCATTTTCAGTAGCATTTATAATCAATCTATCTTGGTCGCCATCAAATCCTATATAACCTATTCTATCGCCATCATTTTGTAAAAATTGCATATATGACCAAGAATCATCACTTGATTTAAAATTTAATATTGCATCTGTTGCAGTATGTATTGTAATTGGACTTGAAAAAGTTTTAATACCTGCTATTGTTTCATTACCTGTTAATCCTACCTTAGTTGCTATACTATTAGTAACTGTAGTAGCAAAGTTAGCATCATCATTAAGTGCAGCAGCAAGTTCGTTAAGTGTGTCTAGTGTTGCAGGAGCAGAATCTACTAATCCTGCTACTTCGTTATCTACATAGGCTTTTACTGATTGTTGTGTAGGTATTTTAGTTGCCGAATTTGACGACATATTATCTTCATCTACAAAACTATCTATTGTTATAGATCCATCAGTAAGATTAGTAAACTCTACATTATCACCATCAAGTGTTAAAGGTGTATTAGTATCGTTTGTAAAATTTAATTTTGTGTTACTTGAAGGTTTATTAATCTTCCAATAACCTTGATTGTTTTGCAGTCTAACATAAGATGCTGAGTTTGCTGCTGCTTGAACTCTTAATTGACATTGAGTCCCTGCTTTAGATTGTAATACAAATTGTGGATATGTATCACTATCTGAAAATACTTTTAAATCACCTTGTATAATTGTGTCTTTGGCTTTTAGTTTACCTTTGACTTCAACTTCGCCATCAACACTACCATCAGGTGTAGGCGAGGAAACATTTATTATAGATGCTTCCCCACCAACTTTCAAAGGTTGTTTATCATTAGACAAAGGGTAGCCATCACCTAAAGTGACTTCATTAACTAATCTACCTTCTTTTGTCTTTTGATATGGCATTAATCTACTCGTAACCCTTTAATAAATCCTCTTACAGCTGATCCTACAAAGTTATCTAGTAAATCTATAAAGTATGGCTCTATAGTCTTGTTCCATATATCTTTTGTAAATTTCCATTGTGATAAACCTAAAGTCATAAATCTACCAGCCATAAATGTAAAACCTTCTACCCAAGCACATATTTCTTCGTTTGGGATCTTCTTTAGAATGTATAGTACAATACCGCCACCTGTACCACCCATTAATAAACCTGCATTATTTGCTAAAAAATCTAACATATTACTTCTCCTTTTTTAAAATAATTTCTATTATATCAACTCTATTTTTGAGTTGTTTTAACTCTTCGTCTAACTCATTGGGTTCTTCAACGTATTTTAGGATTTTGTCTAATTTGAATTGTTTGCTGATCAGCTTAACTACAGCATTGATAATCATTTTCTGCACTATCATTTCCCATTTCCATCTACAATCTCTCCCCACAACGAAGTTCTACCATCTATTATCTGTATAATGTGAACTGTAAATAGTCCACCTCTGTAAAAATCTACTATTGCAAAAGCGTGTGACCAGTTAATACGTCTATGTTCTAACCAATCATTAGCTTCTGCTTTCATATCCTTCAAACATCCAATACTCCATGCAGACTTAGGTCCATCCATATGAGTAGCAGACATTTGTTGAATATCGTGCCAATGCCCATACATAACATTACATCCTAGCTTTCTAAGATGATTAGATGTATGGTATTGCCCACCATATTGATGTCCATGATATAGGTATAATTTACCTAATTTTAGGTGTTTTCCAAAGGGAATATACTTATAACCTCTACCTTTTAAGTCTACTGCATTTTTAAACTTATATTGAGGTATATAAGGATACTTTTCTACACACATATTTAACCAGTTATCGTGGTTACCTTCTGTAATGTATCTTTCCTCACAATTAACCTTATCTAAGGATTCATCAATCTGATCCATACCAGCATTGACATCTTTTACGTCTTTATCGAAATCTTCTATTAGAAACTCAAGAGGTGGTGCTTTTTTACGTTTATATTTCCAAGCCGAAAACGCTGACCATTCACCCACATCACCCAGATCAACATAAGCATCAGGCTTAACTATTTCTATAGTCTTCTTTAATACATTTATTGATGGTTGATCATGAAGTGGAAAATGTTTGTCAGGCGTTACGATTACACGTTTTACAACACCTTTAGACATCTAATGCACCTCTTTTACTCTATTACTTAATTCTTTTGCTCTATTAGGTGTTTGTCTTGCCCATAAACTATCTAGCATTTCTACCGATGCTTCTTCCCATCGTTTATCTTGTAAGTATGCTAATGTTTTTTTGAACTTAGAAACGCCTGTAACACCTAATTGATAGCACATTTCCATCACAACATCTTTAATCTCTTGTGGCATATACTTATACCAACTGAACTTTAAATTGACTCTATCTTCTAACTCTTTTAATTTACGTTCTAGAATAATGTCGCATATATCTCTATCTAATTCTAAATCTTTTATTGCAAAGCCATAACCTATAGTATCTATTCCTAGACTATCTTTATAGACTACGCCTACATAACCTTCGTGTTGTTTAATACTATCTATTAAACTCATTTTTTCTTTTTCTTCTTTTTTGCTTTTTTCTTCTCTACAACAACTTCCCAATCATCACGATCCATCATCATAGACATTTCTGCCTCTGTAAATTCTTTTACTTCATCATTTAATCTATTTTTAAATTTCATATAATCTCCATGTTGTATAAGGGCGACATTACATCGCCCTTATATATTTTTAAGCTATATCTTATTAATCTAAGATAAATGCTCTTTTTTGTCCAGCTGTGCTAGAATTTCTAACTTTACAGCCATATACCATATCACCTACAAGTTTAGTACCTAAGTAGTCAATATCGTAATCAGCCTGCATTCTTACACCTTGAGAGTATGCAATGTGCATACAAGATTTATGAATACAGTATCCGATTGCTGTTTGGTTATCTGCTCCAGCACCTGTGTCCATATCTGTACTAGCAGTTGTTACATTAGGTGATACTGCAACAGGCATACCATATAAAGTACCTACTTGACCTGTAGTTGCAAAACCTTGACCTAATGGAGCTCCATTAGTAGCGTAAGATAATTGAACAAAGTTAGCTAGATCAGCATAAGCACCAGGAGATAAAACTAAACTCCAATTAGTTAAATCTTGATCTTCTGCTAGAATCTGTGTTAGTATTGAATCAAAATTAGCAGCACTAGATAATGCACCACTTAAATCGATTGTATTTATAGCACCACCATCTGCTTTGAACGAATCAAATAGTTGAGATTCTAAATACTCATCTATTTTTTTAGCTAAAGCATAACCCATTTCTCTAGTATAAATACCAGTAAGGTCATAGTTAGATTGCACTTTTAAAATATCTTCAATTAATACAGCAGAATAAGTGTGCTGATCAATATTTAAAGTTATTTCTGTTTGTGCAGCACCATCATCACCATAAGATATTTTTGTTTCTGGTGCTTTTGTGCCTGTTGATATTTCATCATATTGTGGTAAGTGTATTACATCGCCACCACCTGCTACGAAACTAGATAAGTCATTTGCATAGTTAGCAAAAACTAATTTTTCTTTCATAGCCAATTCAATTGCTGGTCCCCAAATCTCTGGAACAAATACGTCATGCGACTTATTTGTAGCATCATTTTGACCACCTGTTGCTATTTTAGCGTTACCGAAAGCCATTTATTTTCTCCAATCGTTATTTATTTAACATCTCTTCATGGTATTGCTTTCTTTCTGCTTCAGTCATTTGTGCATAAGGTTTGTCTATTTTAGGAGTGGCAACACGCCCTCTTAATTCTCTAGACGACTCTTTTGGTACTGAAACAAACTCTTCTACAACAGCTTCGAGAGATGTAAGATCTAAGTTTTCAAATTTCTCTCTTTTATTTTCTGGAAGTTTCTCTAACAGTTTAGAATGTCTATTAGCTTTATAATCTCTTGCCCATTCTGCATCAGCACGATCCTTTTCCCATAACTCTTTAAACTTTTGTTGTTCAACTAGTTGTTCTTGTTCCTTTGCTTTTGCTTGGGTAGATATTTTTTCTAATTGTGATTTATATTCTTGTTTAGCGTTTCTTTGCTTTTTACTGTTTTGCACTTCACTTAAATAAAGAGCTTTATAATCAACATTATCGTCTGATTCATGTTGTTCGCCTACTGGCATATTGTCTTGTTCCTGATCTGGAACTTTATTTTCTTCGGTCATACTGACTCCTATATTTTGTGTATTTTCAATTTTAAAACACAATATCTTGCATTTGTCATACATCGTAAGTTAAATTAAAGTGGTATTAAAATGCAAGTTTTAAGTGATTATAAACAAAAATGGTTTAATTATTTAGGTTACGAACCTCACGAAGGTCAACGAAAATTGCACTTTCCTACCAAAGATTCTGCTAGGTTTTTTGTAATGGTTTGTGGGAGGCGTTTCGGGAAGACTACAGCATCGGCAATGGAAGCGACATTCTACGCCTCCCAGCCGAATCAACGTATATGGCTTGTTGGTCTTTCCTATGATAAAGCCGATTTGATGTTCAGAGAAGTATGGGACAAGATGGTAAAAGGTCGTCAAAACGATATTATCAAGGCTTCTGAGAAAGAAAGATATGTTAAATTCAAGTGGGGAACAGTAGTAGAAGCTAAATCTGCCGATAACCCTGATTCACTTGTAGGTGAAGGGTTGGATCTGTTGATTATAGACGAAGCAGCTAAAGTTAGACCTAGAATTTGGGATATGTATTTATCTCCCACATTATCTGACAGAAAAGGAAAAGCGATATTTATCTCAACGCCAGAAGGGTTTAATTGGTTATATGATTTGTTTTTGCTTGGAAAAAGTGATGAACTTTGGGAATCACATCAAGCACCATCTTGGGATAATGGCTTCGCTTTTCCTGATGGTCAAAACGACAGGTTTCTCATTGAGAGAAAACGTAATATGGCTAAAGAGCTTTTTGATCAGGAGTATGGTGCTCAGTTTACAAGTTTTGAAGGTAGGGTTTATCCTTTTGATAGGAATCTTGATGTCGGTTATTATCCTTACAATCCACATCTTCCTACTTTTTGTAGTATTGATTTTGGGTACAGGATGCCTTCTGTGGGATGGTATCAAACATACAGAGTAAATGGACATTGGCATATAAATATGATTGATGAGATAATACACGAAACTAACATTAAAACAGATGAATTAGCAGAACGTATAAAAAAGAAGCCATACAGAGTAACAAGATTTTATGGTGATCCAGCAGGATTACAAGCACAAGGACAATCAGGCGTAGGAGATATAGAGATTTTCAGAAAAAAAGGCATAAATGTAAGAACTATAACTGACAAAGCATCAAGAAGTATAACTGCTGGTGTCAATCACGTTAGAAGTTTTATAGAAAATGCTAGTGGCGACAGATTCCTACATTTAAACAACAATTGTATTGGTATGGCAGAAGATTTAGAAAGTTATAGGTATCCTGAAGCACAAGATAGTAAACCATTAAAACAAGAACCATTAAAAGATGGATACCATGATCATGGATGTGATCAACTAAGGTATTTTTTTATTAACCATTTTCCTATCAGAAACAGAGAAATTAAAGTGAGGCACAGATAATGTTTGAAATAATAGATATAATAGAAGAAAGTTTACAAAACTTAAAGGTATATAATCATAAAGAACGAGAAAATTATGTAAATAAACTTTTAGATTACTATAATGGTAATGGAACATCAGATTATATATCATCAAAATTTGATTTAGAGGCTTTTAGGGAAGTGCCACCATACGAAGCTAATATCACAAAAAAATTCATAAATAAAATGTCAAGAATCTACACAGTTGGTGCAGATAGGAATGTAAATGAGAAATACACAGACCTTACTTATTTAAAAGATTCGAAAATGAAACATATTGAACGTATGACTAGACTGATAGGAACAATAGCTACACGAATTATGTTCATAGATAACGATAAACAATATTTTGAGTACCAACCTATTTATTATTTCCACCCATTCTTTGAAGACGATCCATTTAAACCAGTAGCATTAAGTTATCCACTTATGCACAACAGTTACGATGTTAGTAATACAGAAAAATCAACATATATACATTGGAATGACGTAGAATACATCATATTTGACGAAGATGGTAATGTTTTAGAGCAAAAAGAACATGGATTAGGCGTTTTACCTTTTGTTTTTACACATAGAGAGCATCAAAGTGACAATTTTTATGTAGATGGTGCAAATGATATTGTAAATGCTAATGAGCATATTAACATTACTATGACAGAGATGCAATTAGGTTTAAGATTCCAAATGTTTGGACAACCTGTAGTAAGTGGTGCTGATCTGGGAAATAGACAAAGATTCGGCTCAGATGTTATATTAGAGCTACCACAAGAAGCAAATTATGATATTAAATCGCCTGCAGGTGATATTGAAAAGGTTATAGAAAATGTTAAGTTCCAAATGGAGCTTGTAGCACAAAATAACCACTTATTTGTACAATTTGCACAAGATGGTGGCGAAACACCTAGTGGTATTGCTCTTAAAATCAAAGATTTAGAGAGATTTGAGGATTATCAAGACGATTTAGCCTTATTTTCACTATATGAGCATGAAATGTACAAAATTGAACGTATGATAGCACAATCTTTTGGTATTTCTATGCCTGAAAGACTAAAAATAGACTTTAATGAGCCAGAATATCCAATGACAGTACAGGATCAGATAGCACTTGACAACCATAGACTTAATTTAGGGCTTGTAAATAGAGCAGAACTAATGGTAGAGTATAATAAAGACCTTACCTTAGAAGAAGCAAGAGCAAAATTAGCCGAAAACGAGCCTCAACCACAACCACAAGAGCAAAATAATGATGAAGTTCAAGATTAAGGTAAAATTAGATATAGATGTAGAAAATGCTATTAAAGAATTAGAAGATAATGCTATAAATACTACACTCAACAAAAATATAGCACCTAAAGTAGCTAAAGAGTCTGCAAATTATATAAGGATGGGTAAAGTAGAGCCGAAATTAAGCCCTGTAACCATAGAACAAAGAAAAAAACATTTTAGTATCACAAAAGAAACACCATTATTAATGACAGGTAGGTTAGTAAAAGGTTTGAAAGGTACAGAAAAAGGTGTAGAAGCACCATCTGCTATTAGAGGTAAAGTGCCATATAGTCAACACAGAAAAGGTTACACATGGAAAAAGGATGATCTTCCTGAAAGTCCTCAATATAGAAAAATTATAGATAGAGATGTAAATGTGCCTTATAAACCAGGACCTGATGGACATAAAAGAGAATTTTTAATTACACATTTGCCATCAGAAAGTAAGAAAATGGATAATATTTACAAGGAATTTCAAAATAGTTTGGTTAAATTATTAGCGAATAGACTTGGAGGCAAAAAGTAATGTCAGAAGAAGAAAAAATAGAAATCCTACTTAAAAATATAATCAATATGCACGAAAAGCTAAACATACTGATAGAGTATATGGCAAAAGACATGACAGAAGAACAATACGAAAGACAATTTTACAAAGAAGAAGATGCTTTAGTAGAGATAGAAAAAGATACCTATCAACAAATGTGCGATTTAATGGAAAGTAATACAATACCCTTTATGGGAATAGCTTAATGGAGAATAATGGATTTTATCACAATATTGGAACAGTTTGGAATACCTGTGGCGATGACAATAGCATTCGGATTCTTTATATGGAAACAAAACCGATTCATACAAGAAACTCTAATGACCGAGTTAGACCAAGACTTCAAGAGGTTGGAAGGTATTATTATTAAGCTGATAGATCAGCAAAAAAAAGTACAAATGGAACAAAAGAAACTAAATGGAATATTTAAAGCTCAAGTAGAAATCATCGCTAGATTGTCTGGAAATGGTTTGAAAGACAAATTCCTAAGAATGATGGAAAAGGGAGGGATGCACGATGATTGATAAAAAGATTTCAGTTGGATCAATACTTACCATAATAACTGCTGCAACTACTGTGGTATATATGCATGGTGCTAACATAGCAAAAATAGACAATATACAAGAAGAACAAGTCAAAACAGTAAATAGAATCAATAAAAACGAAGAAGAAATCGTTAATTTAAAGGTTGGTGTTGCTAAAATAGAAGCAAAACTTGATGATAGATTTAATCGTATTGAAGATTTATTGTTTGAACTTAGTGATTAGCTTCTGCCTCAACTATAGACTCTTCCCACTCTTTTCGTTGTAGTTTAGTAGGTCGTTTAGCCTTTAATGGCTCTATACCTACCTTCTCTGCCCTCTTCTTCCATTGATACCAGATCTTACGCTTCTCATTACGAGTTAACTTCTTCATCTCTTTCTTTATAACCTTATTAACATGAATCTTATCTTGAGTATCGCTTATCTTAGGTTTTCTAGGTGGTAACTCCCTATCAATGGGGGCATCTACAAAAACTTCTGTAATCTCTGCATCAACTACCTCTGCATCATCTACCTTTTTTAAAAACTTCTCAAAAGGACTATCTATTGTGACATTAACTTGTTTCTGGTACTTACCAAGTGCCTCAAATACAAACTTAGCTGCATTTACACTACCTTCTTTGGCTTCCCTGATCATACTCTTCATAATACTTGGTAGTTCCCCTACTACAAGCTCCTCGTACCTTTCGTATATCTTAGCGTTAAATTCTGCATCTTGTTTCCATTTGTATACACACGCTAAACTAACCTCTAGTTTTTCAGCCACATCTTTAGCCTTAATGCCAGGATTATTGGCATATAGCTCTAATGCCATTGTTTTCTTCTTATTCTTCGTAATTTGGGCAATATTGCTCATAATATAATATAAGCCCTGTTTGGTACTTAAAAATAGTTTTTTTTGCAAATGGGGATCTGGTACTTCTTGTTTGTACTTTTTGTGGAAGGTGATCTGACATTGTATATTGCGATTCTATCCTCCTAACACCCATTAAAATTGATTCATTCGCTTTATGCTTTCAATATATGGTGTAGTACTTTAGAAAATTATTATAAGAGAATGGAAAGGGCTTTTAACCTATTTATTTATTGATAAAATTTCTACTTATTTTTAATAGCTTTTTTTTTGTGGTTGTTTATTGGTTTATTTATTGTATGTGTATATATATGTATTTGTATTGGCTCGGCTTTGGATCCGCTCAAATGATATGCAGCCTGGCTTGAATAATTTGTCAATAATTCTTTAGGTATTCTCCTTAGAATTTAATATATTATTTAGAGGACTTTGTGGTCTTTTTAATAGTTACTAAATAAATATAAGGATGTTAAAAATGAGAAATAAAAATAATGAAATAAAATACATATTAAATATATACTATAAGTCTATGGTTCATATATTCGGAATCACTGCTACAATTACTTTGTTGTGTTTGGCTTTTAGATTAATTAATTGGTTGTTAGTTGGGGGGGCTTTTTAAGATGGTTAATTTAAATAAATATATAAAGAATAATCCAAGTAATGGAAAATTAGAAAAAGTTAAATTCCAATTTGATTCTGAAGAAATATTTGATGGTTTTTCTGATGGTTCAACTTGGAATGGTTTCGATAACATATACATTAATGATGAAGTTTTTCAAATGGTTCTAGATTGTTGGGCTACTGAAGAAAATAAAGATATATATCAAATTATTAATGATGTGTTTTTTGAGTGTGAAGCAGATTTACCATTTGATGAAAAATTAAACTTATTTGATTTAAATGGAATGGTTACATTTATATATAAAAACTAGTACTGATGAGATTTTAAAAATCGAAAGCCATCAAAAAAGGAGGTTTAAAGATGGCTCTGCTAGTAAACTAAAAAATAAGGAATAAAAAATGAATAACGTAAAATTACTTTCAAATGGTGAAACCAACTACAAAATAAGTAAGAATAAAAAATTGGGCTATTTAACATATAGTTTAAATTTTGCTCATAGTGATTTAAGTGGGTTTAATGTTTGCCCAATGGCTCAGAGATTAGGATCCGCAAAGCCAAATAAAAAATTAAGTTCTTGCTCTTCTGTATGTGTTGGTGCTAATGGTTTCGCTTCAATACATCCATCAGTTTTAGAATCTAGAATAAATAAAACTCAAGCTTTCAAATTAGATACTAAAAATTTCATGTTAAAATTAGTTTCTGAAGTTGAAAACGCAATAAAACTTGCTAAGAAAAAAAATTTAAAACCTACTTTTCGATTAAATGCTTACTCTGATATACTTTGGGAAAATGTAAATTCAATAGATCAGAATCAAAAAATGAATATTTTCGAGATGTTTCCAAATGTTACTTGGTACGATTATACAAAAATACATAATAGAAAAGTTCCAAAAAACTATCAATTAACTTTTTCACATTATGGAAATTTTGATAAAACTTCTGAAGCCCTTGAAAATGGCTTCAACTCTGCTATTGTTTTTGAAGAGTTACCAAGTAAAATAAAAATCAATAATAAAATATATTCTGTAATTGATGGAGATAAAACAGATTTAAGAATCGATGAAAAGATAAATAATAAATCGGTTGTAGTTGGTTTAAAATTCAAAGGCTCTAAAGCAAAGTTAAAAAATGCTTTATTAGATGGCTTTTGTATTAGTAAAAATAATAAATCTTTAATTTGGGAGGTGTAAAAATGATTTGTTGTGATTTATGTAATAAAGAAGAGTTTGAAAGTTCAATACATTTTGATGAGTCTTTAGAAATTTGGCTTTGTTTGGTTTGTGTTGACTTATATTCAGATGAAGAATTAAAAGAAATAATGGAGGTTTAAAAATGAAATTTGAAAATAAAATTAAAAAAGTAATATTAAATAAATTAGAAGATGATATTATTTCTAATATAATTCATAATAATATGATGTTTGACGAAACAACAGAGGAACCAACTTTCGGTAAATCTGATAGAGTTAAAATTATAAACATGGATAGAACAATTAAAGAAATTATAGATTATATTTATAATGAATTTAGTAACTAGCCCAAAATTAGGGGGGTGTCTTGGTATGGATGCCCTCCTTTTTTTGTGTGTTTGGTTATATTTTGGGGCAAAAATTTTTTAGATCCGCAGCAAAATTATAAAAATGAATAATAATAATAATAAAGGGAGTTATAATAATGAATAATAAAACTATATATGTTGGGCAAATTCCAGAAATTAATAAAGGTTATGGAGTTTCAGTTTTTGCTAACACTAAAAATAATTGCATAAAAAAATTAAAAAAAGCATTTTATGAAATTAGAAAGAACAGAAAATATAGTAATCTTGATGAATTTTATACTTTTAAAGGTGCTTTAGATTATTTTGGTGGAAGTGTATTTCAAGTTGATTTTGACAAAACTTATAATTATAACATAGGAGAATAAAATGGATAAGATGATTAAAAAAATAGCCACTAAAATTTCTGAACTAGAATTTTATGATGGTATATTAACAGAAATAAATCATAATTGTGATGTTGAAGAGGGCGAAGGTCTGTATTTTAATGGGCTTCGTATAAGTGAAAACATTATATTAGTTAAAGAAGTTTATGATGATGGTAAAACTTATAACACTGAATATTTTTCATACAACATAAAAAATGACACATTAAAAAAAGTGATTGATGAAGTAGATGATAAATTAAGAGAAATTTTTGAAGATGAAGATTTACTTGATTATGCAAACTGCTTTTTTATATGTGGTGTTGAACCTACAAAAGAAAAATATGCACAATTTATTTATGGTGATTATGATGATACTATTGTTGATCTGGGCATCTGCTTAGAAAAAGATGGTATTGAAAAAATAATATGGGACTTAAATCAATGTTCTGAATTGATTGATTCTGACATTTATAATGTTGACCACGATTATTTAAATGAAGACATCAATATAAGTTGTGACAAAGCAGTTAAAATTCTAATCGCAGCCAAATCACTATTAAAATCTATAGATGAAAATCGTTGGGACTTATGGGAAAATGATATTGAGAATAAACACGAATGTATTTTATGGTATGATGCTTACTATCAAACATATGAAGATAAAAATGGTAATTGGGAAACTGAATATAAAAATGGTATTTCAGATTCTTATAATAAACTTAAAAAACTAATAGAGGAGTAAAAAAATGAAATGTTTAAAACAAGGTTGTAATGGAGATTTGTCAGATGATATGTATACTGATGGAATTGAATGGGAGCAGTATTCTTGTGATGAGTGTGGAGCTTTGCATGAAGTTCCAATTACTCGTAACGATGATGGTTTTGATGAGGTTGATATTGATAGACATTGGGATGATCTGGAAATAATTGATGAAGATGAAGAAGATGGAGAGTGTTGTAATAATTGTGGCGAAACTGCTACAATAGAATTAAATGGATGGTGTCCATCATTATGGGTTTGTGATGATGCAGAATGTGCAAAACAAATATTAATAAATGAGATGGGAGAATAAAATGAATAAAATTTATGCTACAAAAATAGATGATATTATAAAAGCAAAGAAATTTATAATAAATCTACATTATAATAATAAGACTTTCCACTTTGAAGATCCGCCATCAGACATTATAAATGGCGATGGAAGTCTTTTATTCACACCAGGCGAAGCCTTAAATCTAGAAGATCGAATTGATGAACTATATAATTATAAATTAAATTGGAGAAGTGTTGAATGTCCAATTGGTTATTCACTTATGATTCATAAATTAGTTGGCGAACTTGATGTTGATGAAAATGAAGATTGGTTTATGGGTGTAGATCTGGAAGATGAACTAAAACAAATTAACGAAATTTTATATGATTATGTTAATGATGATAGAATTAGTCGTGACGAATTTAAATATGTAGAATATTTGTATGGATTATTACATAAAGAATGGAAAGGAGTGAAAAGTGAAAAAATCAGACAAAAATCATAATTATTTAAATCTTTATTCAGAAGATTTCGCAGATTCAAAAGTTTGGATAGAAGTTTGTGATTCTTTAGGTGTAGATTATAATAAAGCAGATAAAGTTACTATATCTTATAATAAAGTTATAGTTAATAAATAATGTTAATAACTTATAATATGACCTATGATGAATTTTCAGAATGCAAGAATCCTATAGCCCCAGATCTAAAAAAAATCTTGGGGTTGATTCTCGCTATGACCTACGAAGTTACTTCCGTCATACAAGTATGGATTATTTCTTAATGGTGGGACAATCCAATTTCAATCCTATCCCTGTGCCTTTACCAAGCCCTTCTAGTAAGCATATTATAAATTTGACCCTAGAAGTCTATAAAACCAACCAATCAAATTCGGAATGTAATATAAATCGGATTATATATTATATCAAAGCATTAATTTTTGGCTTGGTTATAAAATTTGGTATAATTATATTATAATTATGATTTATGAAAGATTATTTGCAAAAGTCCTCAACAATATATTATATTCTTTTAAATTTAAGGAGAAAAAATTGCAAAAATACAAAAATACATTAAAAGATCAAATTTCTAAAGAGGGTAGAACAGGTAAATGGTGTGCAGCTAAATTAAATGTGCATGAAACTGAATTTTCTAGGTGGGTTAGCGGATCTAGAAAGCCTAATAGCAAACAACTGACTTTATTATGTAAAATACTAGGCACATCTAGACAAACTTTATATCCGAATGGAATATATCAAAAAAGATTCAAAATACAATAAGGGAGTAAAAAATGAGAATAAAACAAATTCAAGAAGCTTATAATTTAACAAAACAAGATTTCTGGCAACATCCACAATCTGGAAAGTATGTATTATTACATAGTGCAGTTCAAAAGATTGCTATAAAAGAAAATATAGAATTAGTAAAGTATGATACTTTAAACTCTGAACATGATCTGGTTAGGTTTGTTATGACCCTAAAAATGGGCGATAAAACTATAACTGATATAGGTGAAGCAGATACTAAAAATTGTAGGATGGGTTATTTAGGTTGTATGAGCTGGAAACGTGGATTTGATAGATGTGTATTACAACTTATCAATGGTTATCAATATGGTATAGTGTCTGAAGAAGAAGCAGATGACTGGAAGTATCAATACCAGGCTCCAACAGATGAAATGAAAACTGTGTTTACAGAATTATTAAAATCTAAAGCATTTGATGGAGGTAGACTTAAAATTAAAAACAAATGGAAAACATTGACTAACAACTACTTGCAAAAAGAAGCATTAGAAAAAATGCAAGAGGAAGTGGATCAGTTTAATGAGATTAATCAAGTTAATGATGATTCTGATTCAAAAATATCTGCTGTAGCTAGTGAGGATAAATAATGGCTACTTGGGTATATAATCAAAATGAAATGGAATATGTAAAGGTTGATGCTAATAATAATATAATTAGAGAATACTATGAAAATGGAGTTTTATATAAATACTTTAAATATTATGGGTATCAACCATCTACATTCAAAGAATGCTCAACACCACAAGAGCAACTAGAATATTGCAAATCAGTAAAATGCCCTAATTGTAATCATTGTGTATGGGCAGAGAATATGCATTTAACACCTAAAAACAAGCCAAAAAAACAAAAATTAATACAAACTGAAGAAGTTATAAGTAAGTTTGATAATTTGGCTAAAAACGTGGTGAAAGTTAGTGAAGAATTTGATCATCCACTTTACCATGAAATCATAAGGGTATTCAAAAAGCAATGAGGACTCCAGATCATAACAAAATGAGAAGAATTTTGTCTGATGGTGTAGAAAATGATGATTACACAAAATTAACAGATGAAGAGATTCTTTACGAATTTGTGAAAACATATGGGAATGTAGTGCCTACTATAAAAATAAGGAATGAAAATGAAAGTTAAAAACATAGAGCATGAATGCGAACTGTTCGCAAAAAAAATGATGGAATTAAATCCAAACGTAATGATAGAATTTAATGTGCATGATACAAATGAGATGGCTGCTGATCTGGAAACACCTGGAGATAGAATGGAAAATAAAATGGATAGAGCAGATTATATGCTTCTTTGGTATCAATGGATGACTTATAAATGTCCTACTGCACAAGAACAAAACAGATTTAACAAAATGAACAAGCAAGATCAATATCAATACTTAAAGGAGAATAAATGAAAATAAATAATATGACTAAAGGTGAATGGGGTAAAGTTAGAGCTTACTTTGATGTAGTAAGTGAAGATGGTTTTACTCTTAAAGGTTTCAAATTAATACAAGCCAATGATATGTTTGTAGGCTTTCCTAGTCAAAAAAACAAAGATGGTGAGTATAAAAATACAATCTATGCAGACAAGGTTGTGCAGCAAAAACTTAATAAACTAGCAATAGATTATTACAACAACAACTCAAATAATCAAAGTGTATCATCACAATCTGATGATATTCCATTTTAAATAAGGGAGAATAAAAAATGGTAAGAACTACATCTATAATTGCTTACAATGAACTAAAGGGATCTGGTAAGCAACCGAAACAAAAAGACATCATCTTGGATGTTCTTAAAAAAAGTGTAAGTCCATTAAGTTTACAAGAAATATGCAACAAGACTGGTTTTGCTATTAATGCAGTTTCTGGAAGAGTAAACGATTTGAAAAAAGCAAACCAAGTAGTTGAAGCTGAAAAAAGAAAATGTTCAGTTACTTGTAAGACTATCACACCAGTAAGAGCATTGATATTTTAATGCAAGTATTAATTAGAGAGGGCAAAGGTAAACAGCCTATTTGGGTAGACTTGAAAACTTTCTTGGGTTTAGTGGGGACTAAAAAGAAGAAAGCTACTGCAAAGCCCTCTCTTTTAAATACAGAAGATTTTGATAAATGGTGGAACTTATATAGTAAAAAATGTACTAAACGTGAATCTATGAATTGGTGGGCTAAAAAGATTACTCCAGATCTGGTAAATAAGATTATGGAACATACAAAGCTATATGTTGAAAGTACTGAGAAAAAGTTTAGGCTTGATCCAATAAGATACCTAAAAAGAGAAAAATGGAATGATGAGATTATTAAGCAAGATAAAAGAATTGATATTAAAGAATATAAACATGACACAACTGGAATGCCTATGGGTAAGTGTGAAAAATGTGGTAAAAAAGATACTTATCTTAATCAATGGGAGCTTTATCAAGGCAGTCGTTGTTGTGTTGCAAAGGTACTACCATTTAATTAAGAGGTTATATGGAAAACGAAATATTAATTAATAAATTAAATAAAGATTTACAAATAGCTATACAAGGATTAGAAGCTATTATTAATGAATCTAATGATGCTATAGCAGTTAAAATAGCAGAAGATACATTAGAAATTATAAATTAAACTTATAGGGTAGGTATTATACCGCAGAGTTTCGCACACTCAGTCGTCTCCTCCTTGAGAAGCCTACCCTAAAATTTTGGGAGTATGTATGAGAAAATGTAGCCATTGTAAAGAAAAGAAACCTATAACTGAATTTAATAGAGGTTCTGATAATAGGAGTTTTTTATGTAGGTTATGTCAAAATGTTTACAATACTAAAAAGTTGGCTAAAAACAAGCAAAAAATACTTGCTGCAACTAACAATGGTAAATGCTGGTGGGTTTACCAATCAATTATAGCTGATCAAAGTTTCAAAAGGAGAAAGTAATGCCGAACAAAAGTAAAGCTAAAGGTAATAGATTTGAAAGAGAAATAGTAAAAACTTGTGAATTACATGAAGTAGAAGCAACTCGTGCCTACGGAAGTGATGGTAGGTCGCTAGGAATGCACTCAGAGGTCGATGTGTTGATTTTAGGTGGTATTCAAGGCAATATAAAAGTTCAAGCTAAATGTAGAAATAAATTACCAGCATACATAAAGCCTAATGAAAATGTTTCGATACAATGCATCAAAGAGGACAGAGGTCAAATCTACGTTGTACAACAATTTGATGATTGGTTATTAATGTTAAAAGAAAGCATAGATTAAGAGATAGGTGGTAGTTTCATTTCATTTCTACCTTTAGAGTTTCCCTTATTCTCACTATCTCTTAAAATTGGAGAATTATGATAAAAAAAGAATTAGATTTTATATACATAACAACAGATGGTTCAAAATTTATGCATAAAAAAGAAGCAGAATTTTGGCAAGATCATTTAGATAGAATAGATGTGCAAATACTTAAAGACTATGAAGCACATGATCAGCAAAAAGAAAGTAAAGTAACAAACATAACAAATAAATGGATAAATAAAATAAAAGGGGAATAAATGATATTAATGATATTATTGATTTTACTTGTATTAACTTTAATGAAAACTATGGTAGAATATGAGAAATGCAAAAATGAATTGGATTAATTTAATAATATACTTAGGTATGTTTTGGGTTGGATTATTATCTTGGTATTTAATAATACATTTAATTAGCAAATTATTTTAATGGCAGTAAAAAAAGATTACATAAAATACATAAAATCTAAACATTGCTTAGTTTGTGGTAGAACACCTGTAGATCCAGATCATCTAGAACATTTAGGTATGGGCGGATCGAACAAGGATGGTTTAAAAGATTACTCTTGTGTTCCACTTTGTAGAATGCACCATAGGTTTAGACATGATGGTGGCACAGAAAAATTTGAAAAACGCTACAAAATAAACTTATGGAAAGAAGCATTTTATTTATTGAGAGGATATTTTGCCGAATGAAGGATGAGTTTACTGAAAGATTGTTAGATGCAGCTATGGAGTTTATTATTGAGATTGACAAGGGTAAACTATTTAAAGAATTTTTGAAGGAAAGAAAGGATATAGATCTTGAAATCAAAGAAAATTAAGGGACACTTAGATTTATTTAGTGGTATAGGTGGCTTTTCTTTAGCACTAGAAAGATCTGGAATAAAACCTAATTGGATTGGGTTTAGTGATATAGATAAATATGCAAATGAAATATTTCAAAGGAGATTTAAAGATGCAGAAAGACTCGATGACATTACCAATGTTCGATGCGAAGACTTGCCAAAAGACATTGACTTGCTTACTGGAGGATTCCCATGTCAAGCATTTAGCCAAGCAGGGAAGCGATTGGCTTTTGAAGACACCAGAGGGACACTCTTTTATGAAATTATACGGATTCTCAAATATTACATCGAGATTGAAAAGCCCATCAAACATTTTGTACTCGAAAATGTTAAAGGCTTATATAGTGCAGGAAATTACACAGCATTTAGTACAATCTATAGCTTTCTCTCCGACATTGGTTATTCCGTTGAGTGCCAATTGCTTAATAGTAAGTTCTTCGGAGTCCCACAAAACAGGGAACGAATCTATTTCGTTGGTAGATATTCTCCAGGAGGAAGTAGACCAAAAGTATTTCCTATCAGACAAAATGCAAGAGAGGTTAGTAAGAATGGAGAAGTAAAGTTTAGCAATTCTGATCCAAGAGGTTTTGGTTGGAGAGATTTATCACCTACTTTAGCAGCAAGAGATTACAAAGATCCAAAATGGGTAAAACTAAATAAGCCCGATCAGGTAGGTAAGGTGTGTGATGGTGATGGTGGTAGAGTATTTTCTACTAATGGTACATCTTGCACTTTAAAAGCACAAGGTGGTGGATGGGGAGCAAAGACTGGTTTGTATGAAGTTAAATCTTTAAACAAAAACCAAATTGATAAATTAAACAAAATGGAAGTTGATGAAAAAACTAGTGGAACATTAACACAAGCAATAGGTAGAGGCGGATCTTCTAAAGAATATTTAGCAATGCTTAAAAGAAATCAAAAGATAACAGGACAAATTAGAAGATTAACACCAATAGAGTGTGAAAGGCTGCAAGGTTTTCCAGATAATTGGACAGAAGGACAATCAGATACTCAAAGATATAAACAATGTGGTAATGCAATAACTGTAAATGTTGCAGAGGCTATATTTAGAAAGTTATATGAAGTTCGCAGGTAAGGTAGAAAAAGGTAAATTAACACTTGATGATTTATTCGCTTTTAAGGACTATTTAAAAGAGATTGATGGTGATATTCATCTTGAAATAAAAAGTGCTGAAAAAGTACGTTCTCCACAACAAAATGCCTATTATAGAGTTATAATTAGGATATTATCTAAAGAATTAGGTTATGAAGAAGATGAGATGCATAAAGTGATCAAGGAAAAATACCAGATCAGCAGTACCAGACAACTATCCAAACCAGAATTTACCGAACTCATAGAAAAGATTAAAAGATGGTCAGCCATAGATATGGGTATAGTATTACCTAATTCTAGGCAATCTCATCAATCGTAATACTTACACTATATAAATTATGGGCTACTTGTCTTACGTTTAGAGTGTTTTCTCTAAAATTACATATAGAAAATTGGTCAGGATTGTTATTAGTATTGTCAGGTTGAAATATAAATGGCAGAGTACCACCTAGTGTACAATTCCACACAAAATTAAAGCTATTATCTGACATCATAGGGTTTGGCTCTATATTTGTAAAATCTGTATCATCTGATACTATTGTGTTAGAAACCTCATGTTCAATCCACATATCACTTTCTGATATATAAGAAAATGTTAAGTTCCAACTTCTAAGTCCTTTACGACCTATACCACTTTTAACTTTTTGGTCAAATTGGCTACTGTCAGTAGTATCAAGTTCGAATGGTGGGTATTTATAAGTAGTACCATCAGGACCATTCATAGTCCATTCTGTTGGTCCATCATAGTATATGTTAGCAAGTGTCTTACCACCTACAGTTTTTTGACGTTTAATACCATCAAATCGTCTTGACATTGTAAGGTTAAGGTCAGGCGAATTAGGACAATTAAAATACTTACCTACCACAAAAGAACCTAATTGTTTTGAAGTTGCTTCTTCATTATCTTCTAACTGTTGTTCTATTGTGAACTTTTCCCAAACTTGATTATCTTCTGCAAATGTAAACATAGTTGTACCATTATACACCTTATCATAATTAATTACATTAGTTGTTGGTGGTATTTCAGTAGTATTACCTTTTATTGCTAATGTAGTGCCTGCTAAATTGTGATTCAGTAAACCAACAAAATTAATTGGAAAAGATGTTTTTATGTTATTATCAGCACCTATTTGAAATGATGTTCCCAAGTAAGGATTTGCACAATTCATATATAATAATTCTGCACCACCATTATCACCATCCCAACCTAGTTGTCCTGTGGCGTGTAAAAATGTAGGCATATCTACATAAAATCTTGGCGTTTTAACTTGTTTTCCCATTAATATCCTCCTGATCCTCCTGAACTAACACCACTTGTAGATGTTGTTGTTCTACGTCTTGTTTTAGTTTTTGTTTTATCTACTTTAGGCAATCCATAATCAGGCAGATTGTATGAAGTTATTGCAACTTTACCTTTTCTTCTTTTATCTTTAAAATTATCCCAAGTGTCTGCTTCTATATCCATAGACCAATTACTTGATCCCCAAGACAATCCACTCTTTGTAAATTTTTCTGTATATCTTTCTGCTTTATTGTTACAAGCAATAACGTCAATAACTTGCATAAAACCTTCATATGTAAATAATATTTGATTATTTAAAGTTAAATTATTTAATGTAAATATAATTATAGTATTATTGTTACCTTGTAAATACCAACCATCTAGAAGTTGTGGTGTTATAACAGGTTTTCCTTCAAATTTTATTTGTAAACCTGCAACACCAGATAATGAATTTACATAACATTCGCCATCATCGCAGGATATAGTTACAATTTCTTCTAATCTAGTGTTTTTGTTGTATTTTTTATTTAAATCTATAACTTTCATTAATTACCTAATATTTCTCCTACTAAAGTTACTACATCTAACACATTAACAATACCATCACCTGTTATGTCTGCATTATCGCTAACTTCTTGTTCTCCTAATATCATTTGCAATAAAATAACCACGTCTAATACATTAACTATTCCATCTTGGTTTATATCGCTAGATAAATCAGTATAAACACCATCTTGTGTAAATGTTAAATATTGAACATTACTATCATTATATACTTTTATCATGTATGTGACTTCTATGACATCATCTTCTGAATCTAATTGAAAATCATATTTTTTAGATAAATCAACTTTTCCATTGTAATTATTTGCCATATTAGATATACTTTTTGTATGATTTATAATATTCATAGCTGAAGGTGCATTTTCTTCTGAATATATACCATTTTGTAATGGTTCTATATTACTTTCTTCAGGAAATGTTATAGGATTGCCACTACTTGTATAAACATTAGTTACAAATATATCATAATCCCAATCCTGATCTAAATTTGTTACTACATTAGCTGTTATTGGATTTAATAAATTATTTCCATTTTCCCAACTAAATTGAAATGTTGGTAATTCAGGCTCATCAACAAACTCATCTACTACATTATCTTGATTGTAATTAGGATTATCAGTTGGATCACCTAAATCAAAATTACCTTGTCCATCATTACCTATAGTATCCACAACATTTTCATCTGCAAACATATCCTGATCAGGAAACCCATAGTCACCACGATGCATTTGAATAGCCTCAATAGTAACTTTGTCTAATGATTTTGATACTTTTGTAACAAAGAACACATCGTATATATACTGACCATTTCTTTGTTGTGGTTTTGTATAGTCATAACCGAAAGCAAGTTTATCACCTAAAAGCTGATCAAACTTAATATAATCTCCTACTTCTAGGTTAATATAACTTATTGGTAGTTGTAGTTTTGTTATTAAATGTTGATTAGCATACCAACATACTAACTTTTTTTGTAATTTTCTAGCTGTAATATCATCTCTAATGTAATCAGTTTCTACTTCTAATTTACATTCGTTAGTTTTTAATCCAAAATATTCAACATTATATTGATTTTCAGGTTGCCCTACATACATAAATTCAGATAAAGTATCTAAATTTTCATATGTATTACCATCATTGTCAATTAAAGGGTAGCCTGTTTCTTTGTCATATTCACCCGATGCATAATTTTTTTTGTATTTTACATTTACTTGATTGTATATATCATCTATTTTTGTAAGTTCATACGAATAAGTAATTATATCTTGATTATTTAAAATAACAACGTCATCATATGATTCTATAATTTGTTTGTTTTCTAGAAATTTAAACTGTCCAAGCTCATTAAAGCTAGGTATAATTGTGGATGATTTAAACATATTTTCAAATACTTCTTTTGCTTCTTGCTGTTCATTTAATGTAAAAGCATATTGCCAATTATCTGTTGTATTTGAAAGTTGTGCCTCTCCCTCATAATTTAATTCTTCATTTAATATATCTAACATAATTTTATCTGCTTGTGTATATGGGTTTAATATGTTAGGTTCTACCATTTTAAATTGTAGTTCTATAGGTCCATAATTACCATATTCTACTGAATTTCCACCAGGTAATTCAAAAAGTTTTATTTTATATAATCCTGTACCATCATCATATGGATATTGCCAATTTATATATGTTCCATCCCATATAGTAAAATCTTGTATTAATACATCCAATTGTATTTGATTATTATCAATAAAATTTTGCAAATATTGTGCAGAAGAAGCATTGTCAGATACATCTGTACCTAAAGTAAATATATATATTTTTTCACCTAAGTCATCTTCTGTAACTTCTACATTATGTACATTTATAAAATCTGAAACAACATTTTGATAATCTGATTGTGCTACTCTACCTGCTACATCTAAATAAAAAGTTTCGTTTAAGGGATCAGTTATAACTGCATCTTGTAAAACCCAAGCATTGTATAATTGTGCTGCAACAAAACCTTCATCATTACCTACTGTCGAACCTTTTTTAGGATATTGTGGTATACCAAATTGTACACTATTAAAATCAGTAGTTTTGTTAAAAGATTCTGATATAGCTTCACCATTAAATACTGCTACTGATCTTTCTGTGCTATCTTGATTGTCATAATTTACTTGTTCAAAATCAGAATTAGGTATGTTAGGTGGATCTAAATTTAATAAATCAGTTGCATATAAAGCATTTTCATCTTGTATACCTTGTTCTAATACAACTAAAAAATTATTAGTCCAAAATTTTGCTGGATATGCAAATCTAGAATTTTGTTGAGAACTCATATCACTTAAAGAATGATATTCTGCATCATAAATTAATTTAGTGACACAATCGTAGTTTCCTACATTTTCTTTTAATATAAGACGTATATAAGCACCACCTGATTTATTGTATTCAGGTCTTTGTCCATCTACATTTCTTCCACATATATACAATCCATCGGTTATAGTGCCATTTTGTATTCTTATAGTAGGAAAAAATCCATCCCTATTGTTTTGTAACCATTGAGTATCAACAGCAGAAAAAACTCCACCATTTACATTTTCATTAGATAATGTAGGTTGCCACCAAGTTTGATCGCCATTACTCCAATTATCATCATAAGCATCTGTATTAAATATATGCTCTTTTTGATAAGGCTCAAATCCACCTGATTCACCACTAACAAAATTGGTAAATCCATATATACGATTTATAGAATCAAGATTACCACCTTGAATATTGTCACAATATGTAAAACATTCAATTTTTTCTATAGGTCTATAGAATCTAGTTGGTAAACCATATAAACCTTGTAATGCTACTAAAGCATCAGAATTTATAACTATAGATGCAGATGTGTCATTACCATTACTTTGTTTAAAATTGTACAATTTATCATTAACAGGTAGTTCATAATCACCAAAACCCCAATCATCTGATAACACTCTAAATATAGGTGAAAAATTTTCTTTGTAAACTGATAAAAATGCTTGTGTACTTTTTAGATAACCTTGTGTATATAATCTATGCCCTTGACCTAATTCGTATCCCCAATTTTCAGATTGTGAATCCCACATACCAGACACCAATTTACTAGGCTTATCTATATGAAATTCACCTACTTTATTAATAAGTTGTCCCATATCATCTAAACCATAAAAACGTGTGATTAAAGGTGATTTATCAACAAAACCATAAACCATAGGAAATGGATTGCCTCTATCATTTTCTTTGTATATTAAATCATCAGGAACTAATGTGCTAGGTATTTTAGTGCTAAGCATTTGTTCTGTAATATCTTCTAAAGTAAGAGATACTGTTTCTTGTGATTGATTATAACGTCTAACAGTTCCAGTATAAACAAGTAAACAATCTTCTATTTTATCTATGCCATTTGCACAGTAATAAATTTCACATACTGCATTTAGTAAATTTTGTATATCATCACTAAATACTTTACCTTTATAGTTTACATTAGATATAGATAAAGATACGTTAGATATAGTGTATTTGTTATTTTCCAGATCAGCTTTACTTTGTATGTTTGGTGTATTTAAAAGTAATGCATCAAAATTAATCCCACTAATATTAGTTTCTTTAATAGATAAATTAACAGATTCTGCTTGATCCCATGTATCTCTTTCGTCTAATCTTACATTTTTATAAAACCTAATAATAGGAAATAAAGACGTTCTTACACCATTACCTAATGCTTGTTTAAACTTTAATGGTAATTCTATCATTAACTCATTCCAAAATCGCTACCTCTTCGGACAGCTTCTTTAATAGATTCTGCTAGTTCATTTTCAACAAAATCTTGTGTCATTACATTACCTGATACATTTACAACTACATTACCAGAAGTTCCTGATTCATTCATTTGATTTAATGTTTCTAATCCAATAGATTCGACTGCATTTCTACTCATTACAAACTCACCACGTTCTGCCTCTATAATAGTTCCACCTTGCGAATGTCTTCTTCCACCAACTAAACCACCTTGTTCAAATACACCAACATTACCTTGACCTGCAACTTGTGATGCAGTTTTTCTGATTGTAGCAGCTTGTATTAAACCTTGTGCTAATGTTGCTGCAGCTAATATGGAAGTTGATATAGGATTAGTTTGCATCATTTTTGAATTTTTTATTCTAAGTGCAGAGCCGAATGCATTAATAATAGCCATAAGTGCTTCTATATTTGCAGTTTGTTTTGCTGATGCACCAAACAATTCCATTCCAGATTTGATTGCATTTCCTACTTTGTTTGCAGCTTTTAATTTTTGATCTAAATCGGCATTATCTAGTTTCATTAATTTATCTTTAATAGATAGTTGCTCTTTAAGTAGTTGGTTAGCTCTTTTATCTGCTTGTAATTTTTTCTCATCAGTATCAAAAGTTGCTTCTTTAAGATTTTTTATTTGTTCATCTACTAATAATTGTTGCTGTAATAAAATAGCTCTTTCACTTAAAGTAGTAAAATCTGCTTTTAATTTCTTTTGATTTTCATCTATTGCTTTTCCATTTTCATCAAGAGTACCATTTAAAAAGCCCATAGCTTTTTCATAACCTACAGTTGCAGATAATAACTGTGCAATGATACCTATTCTGTTTTTAAATTGGTTTGTCAAATGAATATTAGCATCTATGGAATTTTGTGTTTTTTCTACACGTTCTATTAAGTTTTCATTGCCTGGATCTTCTTTTAGTTGATCTTGTAATTCTCTTAATTTTTCTTTGTCGTCTGCTACAACATTACCTAACCTTAACATTTCTTGTACTAATAATTTTGAGCCTTCAACTATTCTATCTGATTCTAGATTTTCTATATTTTCAAAAAATGCTCGGATATTACCACTACTTGAATTTGTTACAGATTGTGTAGTTGCACCCATTGTTTGTAATGCTTCTTCAAGCACTTGCATAGGCTGTAAAAAAGTTTGTGATCGTAATGATCCAAAATCATCAGATAATGAAAATACCATTGCATTTGTACCATCTTGCATTTTAGTAGTTAAATCACTAAACTTATCTACATTATCATCTAAATTTTCTAATGCTTTTTCTAATGAAATTGCATCTGTTATAGATTGTAAGTCTTTTGATGCTACACCTACACTTTTTAAATCTCTAGCTAATTGCTCTAAATCAGACATCATTAAATCACTAATAAAATCACTAATATCTTCTGCAAAGTTTCCTAATGTAGGAGCAATCGTTGCACCTACTTCAGTAGCAACATTTTCCATTGTTGCACCAAATTTAGCAAATTGATCTGATGTTTTTTTAGTTGGAGGTCCAAGTTGTGCTACTTTTTTTCTAGCAGCATCTAAGGTAGCATTCATAAATGCTTGTTTTTTGTCTGCATCTGTTAGAGAGCTTACACTTACACCTAGCTGATCAGCATATGCTTTGTATGCATCTTCTGATTTTACAATAATACCAATGTTATCAAGCATCAATCTTGATTGACGACCTATACCAGTTACTAATGATTCTATTGAACTTGCTGTATCTCTACCTAGTGCATCACCAAGTCTTTTAGCCATATCAAACATATCAGCCATTTCATCTGTGTTTTTAGTAACACCAAGTATCATAGCGTTGTTTGCTTGTTGTAAAAGATTAAAATCGGATACTGTACCTTGTGTAGCAGCTCTTATTTTAGCTACACCAGCAGCAGCACTTTCAGAAGCACCTGTTAAACTATCAAAGGCACGTTCCATATTTTTGACTCTAGATGCTTGTTTGGCAAATTCTATCAACTGAGTTATACCAAGCCCCATCATAAAGTTAAATAGTAGTAATTTTGACCTCATAGTAGCAAAAGAACCAGCTAATAGTCTATTGTTTCTTAATAAACCACCTGCAGTTTTATTGGTTTTTCGCATTGCCATACGAAGTTTTTCCATAGAAACTTGACTGCCTTTAGCAGCTTTTCTTACTTCTCTATAACTTACACCAAGTTTTTGCCAACTAAAACCCTGTGCATGAACTTTAGCAGTTAATTTTGCAACAGATTTTGCAGTTTTATTAGATGTTCCGACAATTCTATTAGTTTCGGTTTTTATTTCTCGCAGGGCTGTTACTATTTCTTCGTGACCTGTAGCCTTAAAATTAATTAATATTTCAGACATCTTTCTTTTCTTTCTCTAATTTATCTTTTAACATTTTGTTTTTCTTTGCTAATGCATTTTTAATAATGAAAAACATTTGTACCCATCTACTAGGTTGTTGTCCATATGATCCATCATACGCTGGAACATTGGCTTCTTTACAATAAATATATCTATTCATAAGTTTTAGATATTTCTCATCTATTACATGATTGTAGCAAGTAAAAAATGGTATTTGACTTATAATAGACTCTGCTATATCAAAGTTATTTTTCTTTCTTTGATTTAGACGTTTAGTTTCTTGGGCAATCAAATCAATGACTGCCCATACATCACTTGTATCTTCAAAGGTTTCTCTTACATAACCTTTGTCAGTTTTTATAGGTAATTGTGCTTCATAAGGAAATTCACAATAAGGACAGCCTCCACAGCTATCAGACAATACTGTCAGTTCTACTTGGAGGCTTTGTCTTCCCCCACTAAAAGATACTCCTGCATTTTAAGAAAAATGTCAGTTCTATCCTTTACTGTAAGTGTTTTAAGAAATTCATCAGATGTATCGCCATCTACTCCAATACGAATCCATTTGGTAATTGTGGTATTCATCATTTTCATACCAGTAGTTTCACCTTTTTCATCGAATTGATACTCTACTGAGTCAAGTAGCTGATCTCTTTCATCTATAGATACATCTTTTAACTTAATCTTTTTACCAGATTCAAGTTTCATTTCCATAATATTATTCCTTTTATTTATTCATTATTACATAGCACCTATTGCTGTATCACTAAACAAAGATACTTTAAATGCTTCTGTTGAGCTATTTTGAACACATTCAAAAGGTATTGTGAAGAATATACCACTTTCACTTACATCTTTTGTAGGATCGCCTGTAAACTGAACTTCAGCAAGTATGTTCATTTCTGAAACAGAACTAACTGTACCATCACCAAATTTAAGTGCTAATGTACAGGTATTACCATCTAAAAATGATTGTACAACATTTGTTCCTGCACCTAAGTCAATTTCATCATCGTATTTTACAGTAATGTCACCTGTTACTACATACTCAGGGAAAGCATATGCTTCTGCATCACCATTAGTGTTAGAACCAACTCTGTTAACACCATTTGCTATATTAAATGAAAATGATTTAAGTATTAAGTCCTGATCAGCAGTACCATCTACTTCTAATTGTTTTGTGCTTAATGAACCCATATTAAAAAATACACCTGCATCAGGCTCTACCCATGTTCCATCAAATGTTTGCTCTAGAACAGTACCTGTCGAAACAGGATTAGCAAAACCACTAAAGTAATTACCACTTATTGATAAATTACCACCATTAGAATCTAAGTCACCAGTAATAGTCATGTCAGACACAACAGCACCTGTAACTTTTATACCTTCAGCAGCTCTTGGATAATAAGCGAAGTTTACAGTATGTGGCATACCACTACTTATTGCACCACCTAAGAATGCAGGATTATTTGTTCCATCTACTTCTACAGTATATACATCAGAACCATCTGCATTATATGTTTGTGTTGCCATAACTAAATGTTGCAACATAAGTTCAGGTGTTGCTATAAAATCAAATGGTACAGTTACAGTTCCATTTTTTGCTGTTATAACTGTATCTGCAGCATTTTTTACTAAACCTCTACCTGATAATAATCTTGATTCCCTAAAAATGTTAAATGTAGGCTTTTCTGCTTGAACAACTGGTAATTGTCTATAAGCTGTTCCATCATTTCCAGTACTATCTAAGCCAACGCCAAATGATGTTTCTCCTTTTATACCTACTTTAACATCGCTAATAGGAATTACTTTTGGACTAATAGCCATTATTTAATCTCCTTCTTAGTTTTTGTTTTGTTTTCTTTTTCTACTAAACCCATAGCTAACATTTTGTCGGCTACGTTTTCAGAAACTTCAACAGATTTCCCATCTCTTAAATCGCTAAATTGTTTACTAGAGCAAGGAACATTCATCGCATTGAAATTTCTAATTTTATCAACTTTTGCTTTTATTTTCATGTTACTCCTAACCTGTGTTTCCTAAATGTGAACATTTCCAAACCCATTGTACCACATATTTTGATTCATCATCATCTGTATTCAATTCTGTGCTTTCAAATCTACAATTAAAAGCGAGGGTAGAATCAGATAACGTCATTGTTATGTTATCATGTATCAAGGCTTCAGTTCTTGATACAAATCTTAAAACATGATCTAGTGATGTTTTTTTGACATTAGCCTCTGAAAAAACATATAGAACATTAACAGTAAATTCTCTTGTTTCAGAATGTGCAGTATATTCTAATAACGTACTTCTAATTGGATCTAATCTCATATATTGTGTGCCAACATTTTGATCTTCTGCACCAATATATATAGGCATAGAACCTTTATATTCATCTCTAAGTATACCTCGTAATTTATCTAAAATATTCTTAAAGTTGTTAGTAAAATTTACAGCCATTAATATCTCCTATAAGATATTGGTCTAGTTCTAGTCATTTTAACTGCTTTACCACTAGAAGCATCAACATCTTCATATGCACCAAATACTTCTATTTCCCACTCATCTGGTGTACCACTTGCATTAGCAGTAGAGCTATCATTAGCTCCAGCAAATCTTATTTGTAATCCACCTGCTAGTGGTTGGTAATCCCCTGATATAATTTCATCTGTTACTACCTGATCATTTTTAAGTTGATTATCATCTTTAACGTATACTGAATATTTTGCAGTTCCTAGTACGCCACCAGTTGTTATAATAACTTTAATAAGGTCATATGTACCATAATAATCGCCTCTAGTATCTACAGGTCTTATAGCACCTGAAGTATAAGAAATATCTCTAATTACACCTTGTGCTGAATCTCTAGTTACTTGCCAAGATAATGCAGCCTTACCTTGATTGATGTTTTCTATGTTTTGCATTGCTTCTTCCATAAGAGCATTAGCAAGTTCACTATTAGGATCATGTGCTTTAATCATAAAGTTAGCAGCAATAAGTGCTGTAGTACGAATTATTATGTAATCGTAGTTACCTTCTTTATCTTTCCAAGCCTCTTTAGGCATATTAGGGTCTAACATACTATCTAGGTATCTACTAGCATCAGTTCTGTATTGTGTTACTACTGTTGTAAAATCTTCACCTGCTTCCATTAGTGAATCAGCAGGATTTATGTCTGTGGCGTAAAATAATACTGAATCACAACCACTATTGTATAACCATTGATTTTCTTCTGTCCAAGTTACACCTATATAAATATCTGTTCCATCACTATGAGTAGCAGTAGTAGTATCTAAAAATCCTCTTTCAACTGTTATGGTGTTAGAAGATATGTTAGTTATAAGCATTTTTTCATTATCTATTTTAATAATATCACCATAAGCAAAAACACTACCATCTGTAACATCTATTGCAGTTTCTATTACATCTACTGCTTCATCTGTATTTGCTGTAGAATCGGTATAATTTTCAGTTTTTATGTATGGTGTAAGGTCTTGTCCATCTTTAAATAATGTTGTTACTAAACCTGTGTTATCAGCTTCATATAACTCATTACTAGCGTGTGTAAATAATTGATTCCACCCATATATAGGTTTTTTACCATCAAAACTATCAAGTTGTGGAAATACTCTTTTTAATTCCTTGTGTGTACAATATATTGGTGCTGCCATTATTTACCTCTCATCTTTCTTCTAACAGACTTTGAATAACTTGCTCTTTGTTTACCTGATCTGGTAGCTTTACGTTTTTTTCTATTTTCATAAGCTCTTTGTGAAGGGGTAAGGCTATCTCTCACAGATTTAGGTAAATATCTACCTCTTTTAGATTTTGGTTTCTTTTTATCTTTTTTAGATATGTAATCCCACTTTTGTGCTGTCCATTTTTTTAAGGACCTCTGTGATTTCTTTAAAGCCACTATCTATACCCTCCACCTTTAGCTTTGTATTGTCTAGCTAACATTTGGGCTTTACGAGCCGACCATTGTCCAGCTCTACCACCTTTGCTACCTGCTTTTATTCTATAAAACAATCTTTTTCTAAGTGCAGGTTTTGTATAATTACCTGCCTCATTAACTCTACTTTTTCTTCTTTTTTTTCTCGCCATGATCTTACCACATTCTACAAGACCAATATCTTGCTTTTGTTTTAGGTCCAGGCGTAGCACATCTATGTCTTGCTCTAAACGATTTACGTCTAGCAGGACTAGATTTTTTTATTTTCATATTAGGATCACCAAATGTTACTCTTTTTATTCTACTTCCATCTTTAACAAAGACTTGGAACTTTTTTCTACCATAACTTGTTTGACCTTTTCTAATACGACTTGGCTTATTTAATCTAACTGATCTACCTCTATATTTAGCCATTTCATTTTTTCTTTCTACGTTTAGTCTTTTTAGTCTTTTTCTTTTTGTTTTTATACATATAACTCGGCATATTTCCTCCTATACGAATCCTAATAGTTCTACTTCTGCATTAATTTTACTGTTTACACTTCTTGCCGATATTGTAACAATACCATTTTCTTGGTTACTTGTATCGCTAAGTCCACCACTATGAGCAGAATCATAATTAAAACTTGCTACAAATTCTGCATTAGCAGGACCTGTAAAGTCTAACATTCCTGTTTCATAGTTAATAGTACCTGTTGCCGAACCAACAATATTACCTTTACCATCATCATAAGCAAATGTTGCTTGATTCTTCATTTCAATATAAGTTGCTTTGTCAAATACTGTATCATCAGGTAGTAATGCTTCCACTGCACTTTCTATATCTCCAATAGCAGGAAATCTACCTACACCAAATGGTGTTGTTCCTGATCCTGGAGCAGCAAGTAATATTGCACTTGCTCTTGTTCTGTTACTTGAAGCAAATCTAACATCGCCATTTACAATACTTACAGTAACGCCTTTTTCAAATAAGTTTCCTGCTGTGTAGTATTGAGTGTCAAGTGCAGACTGAATCTTGCTTAAAACACCATTATTTCCACCAAATTTAGTATTACTAGCATCTGTTGTAAATGATAAATCAACAAACTCAGTACCACCATCAACTGTTATGTTAAAAGCGTATGCTGTTGAAGCTGCAAGTCCTGATTCTGTGTTTGGCGTAATACCTGATAATCCAAACTCTTGATAACCATTATTGTAAAACTTCATAGCAAAAGAACCTTTAACTATACCTGTAGGATATGTCTTGCTTCTACCATAACCAAATAAATTATGTATTTTACATTTACCACTTTCATTAGTTTGTGTATGTGTGAATTTATTGTAGTTAGAATAAGCATTAAAAAATGGAAATCTTATAACTGCATTATCAGAATGTGAAGCAGCAGTTGAGCCATACAATCCACGTCTAATAGTTAAATCATTAGTTGATATAGCAGTAACTTCTACTATTTCATCACCAAACCTTAATAAATCGCCAACTCTAAAGAAATCTCCATCATCAACAGTAACTGATGTTACACTATCATTAATAGCACCATCTATTAATATATTACCTGCAACAGGTGCAGTAGCAGTAGCATATAAATTACCACTATTTACATCATAACCACCTTTATTATCAATAGTTTTAGCATTACCAGCCGAAGCGTCTGCTGCATAACCTACCATATATTGATTTGGTATTACCATATACTCATTAGCACCTAATAGTTGTGTAATTCTTAAATCTTCTGTGTATTGGTCTATA